TGATCTTAATCAAACAATTACAGGGCCATCGATAGCAGAGGTTCAAGCCATATCTGATAAGGTTGATGAGCTTTTAGCTGCGCTAAGATTAGCTGGTAATATGCAATAATTCAACAGCAGGATATAACTTAGAATGTACGGGTGTTTCAGTAGGAAAGTATTAAAATAATGGCTACTAAAGAAGAAATTAGAAGTGCTGCAGAAGAAGACCTACTAACCTTTACTAAGCTAATTGCCCCACACCGAGTACTTGGTCAGATTCACGAAGACGTTATACGATGGTGGACAAGAGAAGACGCTGGAGATCATCAGCTACTGTTAATGCCTCGTGACCATCAGAAAAGCGCATTAATAGCTTATAGGGTAGCGTGGGAGATAACTAGAAACCCGGCTACCACTATTTTATATATCTCAGCTACAAGTACACTGGCTGAGAAACAGCTATACTTTATTAAGAATATTATAGACTCTAAGATCTATCGCCGGTATTGGCCTGAGATGATCCATGAGAATGAAGGTAAGAGAGATAAGTGGACTACCTCTGAGATATCGGTAGACCATCCTCATCGTAAAGAAGAAGGTATACGAGATTCTACTGTATTTACTGCAGGCCTTACAACCTCTATTACCGGTCTCCACTTTGAGATTGCAGTACTAGACGATGTAGTTGTAAAAGAGAATGCATATACTGAAGAGGGTAGGAATAAGGTAGCCTCTCAGTATTCTCTATTATCTTCTATCGAGTCTACTGGTACTGATGAAGATGCTACAGGTGCTCAAGAGTGGGTAGTAGGTACACGCTACCATCCGAGAGACCTATACTCTGATCTGCTTAAGATGGAAGCAGATGTATTCTCAGAAGATGGAGATATTATTGATACTGAGCCTGTATATGAGATTATGCAGCATGAAGTAGAGGATAGAGGGGACGGTACTGGTGCTTTCCTCTGGCCTAGACAACAGAATAGTCGAGGTAAGTGGTTTGGGTTCGATAGACAGATCCTATCTAAGAAGAGGGCTAAGTACTTAGATAAGACTCAGTTCTATGCACAGTACTATAATAATCCTAATGACCCAACAGGGGCTGCAGTAGATCCGAGTAAGTTCCAGTATTATGACCGTAAGTTCTTAACTCAGGATGGTGGATACTGGTATTATAGAGATCGTATCTTAAATGTATTTGCTGCAATAGATTTTGCATTCTCCTTAAGCAAGAAAGCCGACTATACAGCTATTGTAGTTATAGGTATAGATCAAGATAATAATATCTATGTATTAGATATAGATCGTTTTAAGACAGACAGGATTAAGGTCTATTTTGATCACATCCTCGAACTCTGGCATAAGTGGGAGTTCAGACTACTAAGGGCAGAGGTTACAGTAGCCCAGCAATCTATCGTTAGAGAGTTGAAAGAGAGCTATATTAAACGTAATGGTATCCCTCTTAAGATAGATGAGTACAGGCCTACTAGGAACGAAGGTATTAAGGAAGAGAGAGTAGGGGCTATTCTTGATCCTAGATATGATAATCTCTCTGTCTGGCACTATAGAGGCGGTAACTGTCAGATACTAGAGGAAGAGCTTAAATTAAGTCATCCTCCTCATGATGATGTTAAAGATTGTTTAGCTGCTGCTGTAGACGTAGGTATTGCCCCTAGTAGAAGGTTAAGCAGAAGGACAGAACATAAAGTGTTAAAATTTAATTCTAGATTCGGCGGTGTAGCTGTATGAACAAGGTTTTAGAAGTCCAAGAGCTTATTGAGCCACACTCTCTAGCTACACATATATCTAATCTATATGTAGACTGGAATAATCAGCGTAGTTCTTGGAGATCAGAGAAAGAAGAATTACGTAATTACCTATTTGCTACAGATACATCTACTACTTCTAATAGTGAATTACCTTGGAAGAATACGACTACTCTTCCTAAGCTAACTCAAATTAGGGATAACTTACATGCTAACTACATGGCTGCCTTATTTCCTAATGATGATTGGTTACGGTGGGAAGCATATACAGAGAAAGATGCATCTAAAGATAAATCTAAGACTATCCAAGCTTATATGTCTAACAAGCTTAGAGAGGGTAATTTTAGATCTGTAATCTCTCAGTGTGTATTAGACTATATCGATTATGGTAATGCTTTTGGTGAAGCAGTGTGGGTCAATGAGAGTAAGACTGATGAAGAGACAGGGGAAGTTATCCCCGGGTATGTAGGTCCTAAGCTAGTAAGGTCTTCTCCATTAGATCAAGTATTCGATCCTACTGCTATCTCTTATGAGAAGAGCCCTAAGATTACAAGATATATTAAGACTCTAGGTGAGTTGCAAGTTGATGCAATGGACTATCCTAGCTTAGGTTACAGTATCGAAGATATTGAAGAGGTAGTTCAAGTACGTAAGCGTATAGGTATCTATAAGCCAGAAGACTTTGATAAAGACATCGGTTATTCGATTGATGGCTTCGGTTCTCTACATGCGTATTATAACTCTGGTTACATTGAGATCTTAGAGTTTGAAGGAGATATCCATGACTTTGAAACTGGACAGCTCTTAAGAGATCAGATCATCACTATTGTTGATCGTACTACAGTAATCAGAAAGGAACAGAATCCTTCATGGTTAGCTAAGAGTAAGAGAGCACATGCTGGTTGGAGAAAGAGACCAGATAACTTATATGCTATGGGCCCTCTAGACAATCTGGTAGGTTTACAATATCGACTAGACCACCTAGAGAATTTAAAGGCTGATGCTTTAGACCTAACTATCCATCCCCCTCTTAAGATTGTTGGAGATGTAGATACATTTGATTGGGGCCCGGGTGAAGAGATTGATGTAGGCGATAGCGGAGACGTTGCTCCTATGCCTCCTAATCCTGCTGCCTTCCAAGTGAATAATGAGATTGCTTATATTATTCAGATTATGGAAGAGATGGCCGGTGCTCCTAAAGAAGCTATGGGTATTCGTAGTCCGGGCGAGAAGACAGCCTTTGAAGTACAGACTCTACAGAATGCTGCAGGTCGTATCTTCCAAGCTAAAGTACAACAGTTCGAGATTGAATTTATCGAGCCTATCTTAAATATCATGTTAGAGATGGCTAGACGTAACCTAGACGGTAAAGATCTAGTTAGAGTTATGGATGATGATCTGGGAGTTCAAGAATTCCTAGAAATCACTAAAGAGGATATCACAGCTACAGGTAAGGTCCGTCCTATTGGAGCTAGGCATTTTGCTGCTAGGGCTCAATTAGTACAGAACCTACAAGGTGTCTTCAATGGGGCTATAGGTCAGACGATCATGCCTCATGTCAGCTCTAAGGCATTAGCTAAGTTAGTAGAAGATGCTATGGGTTGGGATCGATTCGATCTAGTAAAAGATAATATTCAAATCATGGAACAGTTAGAATCGCAGAGACTGATTAATGCTGGACAAGAGCAAGTAGAAGCTGAGGCTATGACACCTGTAGAGCAGGAGATACCACTTGAATAAAAGACTTCTAAAACATGCTACAAAGAATCAGATTAAATATTCTAGGAAAGTTTTAGAGGCAATAGTAAAAGTTTTAGATGAAGATTTAGAGGAAAGTTATAAACGATCTGATGATTTAGAAGCTTATGACAAGCCTGCATGGAAAGAGTTTCAAGCAGACCAAATTGGAACTCGCAGAACATTAAATAAAATAAAGAGTATTATTAAATACTGGGAGTAATAAATGTCTGACCAAGGCAATATTTTTAATCAAGATCCTCAGAAGACCACTAATGAAGATCCAACTGTCGATCCATCTATCGATCCTACAAAGACAGACCCGTCGTATGATTTTATAGGTGAAGGGAAGAAGTACAAAAACGTAGAAGATGCTTTAAAATCTGTTCCTCATGCTCAAGCCCATATTGATAGGCTAGAGGAGGAGTTATCAACACTCCGAGAACAGGCTGCAAAGAGTAAAACTATCGATGAAGTACTTGAAAAGATTGACGCGACTAAGACATCTGAACAGGCTCACCAGCAAGTTCAAGAGTTAGACGTAGACGAGATAATCAAACGTGCCAAAGAAGGCGTAGTTAATGACTTATCCGCACAGGAAGTGGCTGCTAAGGAACAAGCAAACGTAGATGTTGTTATCAATAAGATGTCAGAAGTATATGGAGAAAAGGCTGAAGAAGCATTTATCAAAGCTGCACAAGATAGTGGTCTCACTGTCGAGGCTATGAATAAACTAGCTGCTCAAAGCCCTTCTGCTGTATTTAAACTGACAGGTGTTGGTAGTAAGACAGACGGTACGCCTGTTCCATCTAACGGATCAGTTAATACTGATTCATTTAATAACGGTCAAGATGAAGATCTGAATATTAAAGTTCCTACCGGAGCTACTAGTAAGGATCTTACAACAGCTTGGCTTAATGCTGGTAAATCAATTCAACGGAGCTAATAAGAAATGTCTCACGATACTTCTAATACCACTGCGTTTATTGAAGCCCAACAGTATAGTAAGTTTATCATTGAAAATCTTAATGATGGCCTGCTACCTGAAGGGTTCTCACGAGACGTAAGTGATTTTTCTGAGGGTACTACTCTCAATATCAAAACTGTAGGTTCTGCTACTATTCAGGATGTTGCTGAAGGCGTACCTATGACTTTCAACGCGATTGACACTGGTAATGTAACCTTGTCAATTACTGACTATATTGGCGATGCTTGGTTCGTTAGTGATGAACTGCGTGAAGATGGCTCTCAAGTAGCCCAACTCTCTGCAGCTCGTGCGATGGAAGGTACTCGTGCAATCCAAGAAAACGTAGAAACTAAGTTCCTGTCAGCATGTGATGCTGCACAGACTAAGACTGGTAACGTTAACTTGGTTAATGGTCGCCCTCATCGTTGGGTAGCTGGTGGTGCAGCAGCAACAGATCGTATCTTTGATATGTCTGACTTAGTAGCACTTAAGTTATCATTTGATAAGGCTAACGTCCCTCAAGAAGGTCGTATCCTACTCGTTGATCCGGTAGTTGAAGCTACTCTGAATAGCTTGACTAATCTGGTTAATGTATCAAATAACCCAATGTTCGAAGGTATTGTTACAGAGGGTTTTGCGCGTAATCATAAGTTTATTCGTAATATCTTTGGTTTCGATATCTGGACTTCAAACCGCTTACCAACACTGACTGGAACTGAGGCTCTTGATGCTTCTGGTTATGGTCTTGCAAATGATACTGCTGAGGTAGGTGATATTGTTAATATCGCAATGTGTGTAGCTGACGATAACTGTCGTCCTATGATGCGTGCATGGCGTCGTAATCCTAAGACAGAGGGTTGGCGGGATCATGAAAACCGTCAGGATAAATTCCAGAACTCTGCTCGTTTTGGTTTCGGTGCTCAACGTGTTGACACGCTGGCGACTATTATCACCCATCCTTCTAACTACTAATAGGGAGTATAACTTATGAGTCTTGAAGAAGCAGGAACTCGTGGTGTACTCGTTCACTACGGTGCTCGTGACACTGATGAGAAACACGGCGGCTTTAGTACTAAGAAAGGTCAAGTAAAAGAGATGTCAGTGACATTCGATTACAATGACCTTCCTGATGGTACAGAAGCAGGTCTCTCTGCACAGTTACCAGCCAATGCAAGTATTGTATCTGCACGGTTGGAAGTTATCACTGGATTTACATCTACATCCACTACCACTGATTTAACAATTGGTGTAGCTGATGCCGATGGAGGTTCAAATATTACTGATGCTGACGGTCTGGTTGCAGCCGCTGAAGCAACACAAACAGCTATTGCTACTGCTGGTAATTTAATTACTGGTGCTGGTGCAATGGTAGGTACAACTATTGGTGCAGAGGCAGGCGTAGTTACAGTAGCTCCTACTGTAGATGATCTGCTTACTGGTCGTGCTCGCTTAATTGTTGAGTATCTACCTGCACGCGCTTAATGGTAATTGGTGATGCCCCTTTCGAGGGGCTAGCCTCCTAATTATAAAGGTCTATTATGCCTACAGAACATATTAACATCACTGATGGTACTACTGACTCGCCCTATGATGGTGAGAGGCATGAACCTAAAAGTATCAGCCGTGCAGGTCTGAATCAGATATACATGGCTGATGGTGCAGGTAGTGGCTCTTGGAAAGACACTGCCATGAATACCCACGGTGATATGATTATAACTGGGAGTACTACTGCTACTGTTACATCTGCCGCTTCTGATGCTACACTAGCTACAGACAGCGACTATGTTAAGATCACTGCTGGTTGGTCATTAGCCCACGGTGACGGGGTTACACTTAATACAGACGAGCTTGTTGTATCTACTGCGGGAGACTATTTCGTATCCTTCTGGGCAGATGTAAAGATCCCTAAGAATAATAACTTTATAGGTATCAAATATGCAATAAATGATACTGTTCCTTATGCTACGAGAAAGATCATATCTCAATCTACTACTGTAAATGATTACTTAAATGTTGCAGGTATGGGGATTGTAGTGTCCTTATCAGCTAATGATACGATTAGTATGTATATTGCGAGTACCCAAGCCGACAGTCTTATTGTTCAAGAAGCTGGCCTTGTGGCTATGCTAATACATCCGGGCTAATAGTATGCCAAAAATGACAATATTAGAAATGGTACAAGATATCCTATCTGATATGGATAGTGATTCAGTTAATAGTATCAATGATACAGTAGAAGCTCTGCAGATCTCCCAGATCTTAGAGACTACGTATTTCGAGATGATTAGTAATACACATCAGCCTCATCTAAAGACTCTATTTCAATTAGAAGCTGCTAATACTACTCGTCCTACACACATGAAAGTCTCAGATGAAGTTCAAGAACTTATCTGGCTTAAGTATAATAAGAGAAAGAGCACTGACACTAAGGATAAGTACGAGGATGTAAAATATCTTCCATCAGACGAGTTCTTAGCTACGATTATGAATCGTGACTCAAGTAAGAGTGATGTAACCCGTGTTACTGATTTAAGCGGTGTCACTTTACTTATATTTAATGACACTGCTCCTACTTACTGGACAAGCTTTGATGATGAGTATATAGTGTTTGATTCTTATGATTCTGCAGTAGATTCATTCTTACAACAATCTAAGTCAATGCTAGAAGGCTACAAAGAGCCTACATTTACCCAGACAGATTCTTTTGTTCCAGACCTACCATCTAAGGTATTTCCTAAATACCTAGCAGAGGCTAAGTCTGTAGCATTCAATACGATTAAGCAGATGCCTAATGCTAAAGAAGAGCAGAAGGTACGTAGGCAGAGTATCTATTTATCTAGAAACAAACGTAGAACTGCTGGTGGTATTTCTTATCCAGATTACGGAAGGAAGAGCGCTAAATGATTACACCTAATGGAAAACAGATCGATATCGTACCGAAAGGTTCACACTATAAGATTCAGTTCAGTTCAGGTGGAGAATTACCTTCCTCTCTTTCTGGCCTATTTACTAGCAGAGGTGAAGCTGAGACTGCTGTAAATGTCTATTTAATCTGTAAAGAGAGATCAGTAAAAACTAGAAAGAGTACTAAGAAGCAGACTACTAAGACTGAAGCGTAATAATGGCTACTGCAGAAACTCAGAAAGAGTATAATACGTTTGTAAGAGGTTTGATTACTGAAGCAAGCCCTCTTACTTATCCAGAGAATGCGTCTATAGACGAGGACAACTTTGTACTCAAGAAGGACGGTTCTCGTTTAAGAAGACTAGGTATAGATTATGAAAACAGCTATACCATAAGTGATACGGGTATTGTAGACTCTACTTTTACAAACTACGCTATTAGTTCTTTTAGATGGGATAATGTCAATAACGATCCAACACTGTCTATTGGTGTTATACAGGCGGGCCCTAGGTTATGGTTTGTAGATTTATATACTGCAGCCCCTTCTAGCAATCTACTAAACGGTGGTACTTATTTTACTATACCGACAGTAAGCGGTAACTCTGCATTACAATATGCCACGATTAATGGTAACCTAGTAATCACTTCCGGCGAGACTGATCCTCTAAAGATTGAATATGACAGCCTAGGGGACTCTATAAGCTCTTCTAGTATTATCTTAGAAGTTAGAGATATATGGGGTTTAGATGACTCTCTAGCAGTAGATGAGAATCCTGATTCCTTAAGTGATACACACCACTACAACCTATTAAATCAAGGCTGGGAAGAGGATAAGATCAATGATTTTGTAGGAGCTGCTGGTGGTGGTTCTTCTTCCATAAAACTATGGGCAGCGTCTACTACTTATAATAAAGACTCTGTAAGACAACCGACCTCTCCTAACCAATATAGGTATAAAGTTACAGTTGCTGGACAGTCGGCAGCTAGCGAACCTACGTGGCCTACTGTTATAGGTAGTTCAGTAACTGACGGTACGGTTACATGGGTAAACGAAGGGCCTGCAGGCATATACCCTTCTAATGCTCAGATATGGTGGGCAGGTAAAGATACTGATAATGATTTCTCTCCTGCAGAACTAGCTAAGATTGGTTTCGGTACTACTCCTGCCCCTAAAGGTCATTATACTTTAAGATATAGTGAAGTCCGAGGGTCTGATAGAGTAGATGCAGTCTTAGACGGTACAGGGTATACATTGACCCTCCCATCAGACTCAGAGACCAGTCATTTTAAAGCTATAGCTTCCTTTGCTGGCAGAGTCTGGTATGCAGGATTAGATTCAGAAATACTTGATGGTGATGAGAACTCTCCTTCATCTAATGGTATGATCTTATTCAGTCAACTGGCTGTAGATAAGGATGCTTCTATTGGACTATGCTACCAGAAGTCAGACCCTACTGCAGAAGACTCCAATGAGCTAGTAGATACTGATGGTGGTTTTATAAACATACCAGAAGCTTCTGTTATCTGGAAAATGATAGAACTCAATGGTACTCTTATAGTTATAGCAGAGAATGGTATCTGGCAAGTACGTGGTGGCGATAGAGGTTTTACTGCTACTGAGTATTCGGTTAATAAGGTTGCTAATATTGGAGCTGTTAATCAAGAGAGTATCGTATTTGCAGAGAATAATATCTTCTACTGGTCTAAAGGTGGTATCTATTTATTATCTGTAGACCCTCAGAATGGTAATCTCTTAGTAGATAATCTCACTGAGACAACTATACAGACATACTATAATGGTATTTCTGGAACTGCTAAAAGTTTCTCTGTAGGTGACTATGATGAAGCAGCTAAGACAGTTTCTTGGTTGTATAATGATACTGACTCTTATGATGGAATAGTTCTACCTTATAAGTATAATAGAGAGCTGATCATAGATACTACGCTACAGTCTGTCTATTTGAATAGTATAGCTGATACTAGCACTAATACTCCTTTCATTGCTGGATACTTAAGTACTCCTAGTTTCCTAGCTACTTCTTACCAAGACAGTGTAGTAGTTGATAGTGATCCAGTAGTAGTTAATGGAGATCAAGTAATAGTTACTAAAGATATTAGAAGTATTGGTGTCTCTGATAGGAAGTATTTGACCTTCATAACACCTGATACAGGGAGTAATTATAGCTTTACACTGTCTCAGTTTAATAATGGTGACTTTGTAGATTGGGAAGCTTCCGATACTGTAGGTGTTGATTACTCTTCTTACATGGTAACAGGGTATGAATTACTAGGTGATACTGCAAGAGATAAGCAAGGTAGATACTTAACCATGCATTTCTCTAGAACAGAGGAGTCTTTCATAGATGATGGTTCTGGTAGTATAGTATTTGATGATCCTAGTTCTTGCTTAGTACAAACTAGATGGGAATGGTCTGATAGCTCAAATGGTAGGTACGGGCCTCAGTTCCAAGCTTACAGATTTATAAGGCCTTATATCTCTGGTGGTATTGGCTCTACTTTTGACTATGGCTTTGAAGTTATTAGTACTAAGAGTAAGATTAGAGGTAAGGGGAAAGCCTTATCATTTAGAATAGAATCAGAAACTGGAAAGAATATGCACCTCCTTGGTTGGAGTGTTAGCTATACAGGAACAACGAGGGTTTAATTATGGCACCTTTCGCAGCACTAATTATAGGGTCTACTCTTATATCTGCTCAACAGCAGAGAAAGTCTGCAAGGCTTCAACGAGAGGCTCTAAGAGCTCAGCAGAGAGCAGCTAGTATTAAGGCTGCTAGAGAACGAGCAAGGCTTGCTAGAGAGCGTAGAATAGCTCAGGCAGAGGCACAACAAGGTGCCGTTACTACTGGCGTTATAGGGTCATCT